CACCGGCAACACTGACGCGAACCAGACCAGAGGTATTCTGGAAGCTATCGTCACCAACGCCGTCAAGGAGACCGCAGCGGTATCTTCTTCCACCGTCCGCTCCGTGCTTAAGAGCTTCTTCAAGAAGCTGTATGACGCGAACACCGACATCGATGGCTATCTGCTGCTTATCAACTCTGATATCAAGGCGGCTATTTCCGAAGCTTACGAGGGCAGCGGCTATTTCATGCCCGGCGTGACGGAAGCCGGAATCAACATTCAGCGGCTGATAACCGATTACGGCACAATCAGAATCGCACTGTCAAGGACAATGCCGCAGGACACTGCGCTGTGCTTCAATCCTGCTGCTGTACATCTGGTGGAACAGCCCACTCCCGGAAAGGGTAACTTCTTCCTTGAACCGCTCGATAAAACCGGCGCGGCATGGAAGTATCAGATTTTCGGACAGGCTGGTCTGGATCACGGCTTCGAGAAGCTGCACGGCAAGCTTACATTCGGTGCGACATGATAGTACATCAGGGCGACAACGCCCGTATCGTGATGACCTGCGGGAAGGTCATTGCGGAGTTTGAGAACGGCATAGCTGATGTCAGCAAAGACACAGCGGCTGTTCTCGGCTCGATGGGCTACGAAGTTGAGAGAACGGAGGGCGGCAATGACGCAGACAGAAAAGCTGAAAATCCGCCTGCCGGAGATAAGCGACGCAGAAGCGGAAAGTTATCTTGACACCGCGAAAGCCGCTATCATGGCACGGCGATATCCGTTCGAGGATTTCCCGGGCGAACTTGAAGGCAGATACCTCGATTTACAGCTTCGCATAGCCGCTGACCTCTACGCAAAGGCGGGCGCTGAGGGAGAAACTTCCCACAGCGAGAACGGCGTGAGCCGTGCGTATTCCAATGCGTGGGCCTCGGAGGAGCTTCTTTCGGAAGTCACACCGAAAGGCAGGGTGCTGTAATGAGAGATCTGAAGCGCAACCAGATTTCAGTTGAATACGCGCTGTATCTGGGGAACGCGGAGCTTACTGACGACAACGGCTGTGCTACTGGCGAATTTGCACCGAAATATGGCGACAAAACGGCGCTGATGATTTCGGTTTCCTCCAACAAGGGGGATTATTCCCAGCAGCAGTTCGGCAATCTGCTGGACTACGACCGCACGATGATAACCCACGACACCAGATGTCCGATTAACGAAAATTCACTTGTGTATATCGGCACGGAGCAGTATATCGTCAAAGCGGTCGCAAAGAGCCTGAACGCCGTTCAGTACGCGATAAAGCAGGTGCAGATAGATGAAACGGATAACGGTTAAACTGTCTGCTTCCGGAGTGCGCGAAGCGGTGAGGGAGCTTGCGGAATACCGCGCAAATCTCGAACGAAACGCGCAGGAGCTTGTGCGGCAGCTTGCGGATATCGGCGCGAACATTGCGCTGGTGGAAGCAGGCGGCATTCACATGACGGGCGCTTTGCAGAATGGTATTCACAGCGAATACGGCGGTAATACCGGATTTGTGAAGTGCACATGCGGCTATGCCGCTTATGTGGAGTTCGGCACAGGCATTAAGGGCTCACGAAGCCCCCACCCTGACCCGGCGATACTCGGCTGGTCCTATGACGTAAACGGTCACGGGGAGCTCGGCTGGTGGTATCCGTCCGGCGACGGGGACACAAATCCCACACGAAAACGGCTGAAAGACGGCACCTATGTCGCATGGACAAAGGGCATGCCGTCCAGACCGTTCATGTACAATACGGCGCAGCAGCTGAGAGCGCTGGTGATTCCGACAGCAAAGGGAGTGTTCACATGATTGACATTGAAAGCACGGTGTTTGACTATGTGGCGACCGCCCTGCGCGAGGAATACAAGGGCATTTCAGTTGTGAGCACGTCAAGCGACACCCCGGCGAAATTCCCGGCGGTGTGCTTATGGGAACAGGACAACAGCTGCTATGCTCCCTCACAGACGGCTGAATGCAGAGAAAACCACGCACAGCTTATGTACCAGTGCGAGGTGTACTCCAACAGGCAGAGCGGCAAAAAGGCGCAGGCACGGGAGATAGCAGCTTTTGTTGACAAGAAAATGCAGGAATTAGGCTTTATCCGTACTTTCGGACAGCCTGTCCCCAATGTTGCTGATATGACGATATACCGCTATACAATGCGGTTTTCGGGCATTATCGGCAGAGATAATATAGTTTATACTTCATAGGAGGTTAAATCATGGTAAGAGGAATTCCTATCAGCTCGGCTGGTGCGAAATTCGGATATGCGGTTGAAACGGTCGCAGGCACCATGCCTAAGACCGCGCTGCTTATTCCGGATATCAAGTCCGGTCCCGACCTTAACCCGCAGCCGGAAATGCTCGATACAAGCGATCTTTCGTGTACCGAAGCAAAAACATTCACCCCCGGTCTGAAAGACCTTTCGAGCGCTTCCACTTACAAGGCTAACTTCACAACACTGCTCAAGAAGGAGTGGGCGAAGATGGTTGCGGCGTCAGAAGCAGCCGAAAAGGACGACAAGGCTACATGGTTCTTCATCAAGCTGAAAAACGGAGACACTGCTGCATACACAGGTAAGCCGAGCGCCCTTGGCATTCCTGCGCTTGAGGTCAACTCCGTTGTCGAAATCGACTGCTACATAGCCCCCACCGGCGAGCCCAAGTGGATTGACGACAGTATCACGTTCACAGAACCGACAGACGAGTAATACTACACATTACAGGAGGAAAACAAAATGGCAAAGGCACTCACTATCAGCTACAGCGGAAAGACTTATAAGGCAGAGTTCGACCGCGCGACCGCAAAGGCGTATGCAATGACCGGAAATAAGCCCACAGATGTATTCGATAATCCGTTTGTGGCGCTGGCTCCGTTTATTCACTGCGCTTTCAAGAAGCACCAGCCCGCCATCTCTGAGAAGAAGGCAATGGAGATATACGACGCCCTCGGTCAGAGCAAGAAGCAGCTTTTCCGCGAAAAGCTCATCAACAGCTACGTTGACGCTATAAAGGACCTTGTGGGCGACCCTGAGGCCACTGACGGTGACGAGGGAAACGCAATCTGGGAGAACGAGGACGAGGACTGATATCTCCCGAAGAAATAGTCAAGCAGCTTGACGAAAAGTGCATATTGTGCATGTCGCTCGGCATGAGCTACACGGATTACTGGGAGGGCGAAAACTGCCTTCCCAGCTTTTTTATTCAAGCTTACAACAAGCGGCGCAAACGCGAACTGGAAGAACAGAATTTCAGCGCGTGGCTGAATGGATTGTACTGCAAGAATGCATTCGAGGTGGTTCTCTCAAACGCTTTCGCCAAGCAAGGAAGTCCTCGGGCGGAATATCCGGGCAAGCCTATGGAGATATTCCCGCGTGAAATGACGGAAAAGGAAAAACTTGAAGAGCAGGAACGCGCCGAGCTGGCGGCCGAAATTGCTCTTGACAACTTTGTCGCAGCTCTTGGCGGCAAGAGAAAGGAGCAGAAATAATGGCAGAAGCAACGATTGACGAACTCCAGATAGAGATAGAAGCCGATGGAGCGGACGCGGCGCAGAGCCTTGAAAAGCTCCAGCAAACACTTGAACGGTTGCTTTCTCCGGTGCAGGCACTCACTACCGGAAATGGTTTGAACAAGCTCACAAAGCAGCTGGAGAAGCTTGCAGAAGCTGGGCGTGCTATCTCCAGTCTGTCTGGGCTGGACAAGATAACACAGGCTGCAAATGCGCTGAAATCCCTTGACACGCTGACCGGAGCTCCGAAAGTCAGCAGCTATGTCAATGCGATAAACAAACTTTCGCAGGCTTCCGGAGCAGTCCAGGCGATAGCGACGTTCCCGGACGTATCTGCGCAGCTTTCTTCGCTCACGAATGCGCTGAACAGTCTGCGCAGCATTCAGGATATCCGGCTTACGCCGCTCATTAACAGCCTGTCACGGCTTCCGGCGGTGGTTCAGGCTATAAATTCAATGTCCGCGATAGACACATCGCGCATTGAAATGCTGAACTCGGCGATGGCGGCATTCCGGACAGAAAACGCAACAGCGATACGTCAGCTTGCAAATGCGCTGAACCGGCTGCCTACGGTGGCACAGCGTATCAACCAGATTGATTTTACGCAGTTCTCGAACAGCATTCGGCAGCTTACAACAACGCTTGAACCCCTCATGCAGAGGGCTGAACAGGCGGCACAGGGGCTCACTGCACTCGCACAGGTAATGCAGGCGGCAAGCCGTCAGTCCAACAACAGCGGAGGTCTGGGCGGTCTGGGGCGCACTCTCGGTTCGTTGTCCACAAAGTCGCTGATTTCGTGGGCTTCGCTGATGAAGCTTAAGAAAGTACTCGACAAATGTTTCAACGTTTCCGCGCAGTATGTTGAAAACCTGAACCTGTTCAACGTCACAATGGGGAAATCTGCGTCCAGCGCGTTTGAATTCGCGGAAGCGGTCAACGCGGCGCTCGGCGTTGATACCTCTGACTGGATAAGATATCAGGGATTCTTCCAGTCGGTCGGCAAGGGCTTTGGCGTAGTCTCTGACAAGGCAGACCTCATGTCCAAAAACCTGACCCAGTTGTCTTATGATATTTCTTCGTTCTACAACATCAGCACGGAGGAAGCGTATAACAAGGTGCAGTCGGGATTTGCCGGGGAACTGGAGCCCCTGCGGCGCCTCGGATTTGCGCTTGATGAAGCAACGCTGAAACAGCTTGCATACAGCAAGGGCATAACCCAGACCTACGAAAGCATGACGCAGGCTCAGAAAGCACAGCTCCGCTATGTGGCGATGATAGAGCAGGCAAAAGGCATCGGCGTTACCGGAGATATGAGCCGCACTATCGACACTGCTTCCAACGGCGTGCGCGTGCTTGAAGCGCGTATTCAGCAGTTTACACGCGCGCTTGGAAATATGCTCATGCCTGTGCTGTCGGCGCTCCTGCCGTATTTCACGGCGTTTGTGCAGGTGCTGACCGAAGCGGCAAACGGTATCGCAAATTTCCTCGGCTTTGAGCTGCCAAAAATCGACCTCAGCGGCGTTTCCAACGGCTATGACGATATCGCGGGCGCGGCTGACGAAGCAACGGCGGCAACGGAAAAATTCAAAGGTTCGCTGGCTGGAGTTGACCAGCTCAATATCATCGGTTCGCATACGAATAAGAGCGGTTCGGGCACCGGGTACTCCACTGACCTTGATATCGAGCTTCCCACATATGACTTCCTTAACGGCGTTGAAAGTAAGACAAAGGAAATCGCGGAGAATATCAGGAATTGGTTCAAGGAAGCGCTGCCGTGGATTGAGGCGGTGGGAGCGGCTATCGGCGGAGTTTTTGTCGGGTCAAAAATAATCGGCTTCATCACAAACCTGCGCAGGGTCGGCGACGCTATAAAAACACTTGTTTCGCAGATAGGCAGCAAGGCTGCTAGCGGACTTTTCGGCTTTGTCGGAGGGCTCGCGGCTGGCGCTTCTTCGGGAGTGCTGCTGTATAACTCCCTGAAAAATCTCATCAAGGGAACTGGAAACCTTGCGAATAACTGGACGCAGCTTGCAGCTGGAATAGGGATCGCGGGAGGCGCTATAGCGGCGTTTGTGGCATTCAGCAATCCAGTGGGTGCAATCGTGACTGCTGTGCTCGCTCTCGGCGGTGCTATTCTCGGTGTGAACAGTGCAATAAATGAAACCAACGAGGAAATAGGGAACGCAATATTTTACGCAGACAACGGCGGCATAGCGGTCGACGGCTTTGCAAAATGCTTCACGGGTTTGTTCGATACGGTTTCCTCACGATATCAGGATATCATCACCACATCTGACGCTATCAGAGATAATCAGGAAAAGGCAAGCGGCGCGGCTGATGAAATACTTAACCTTACGGATAAGTACCAGCAACTTGGCGAAGCTATGACACCGGCTGACGCGCAGAAAATCAAGGATAACCTTGACACCATTGGCAGCGCTATCAAGGAAAATCTCGGTTCATACACAAAGGAAATGGTCGATAATCTGAAAACGTCGTTCCATGACCTTGCTGTACAGATGGGGCTTGATGTCGAGGATATGGTCGGTAAATGGTATCTGCTAGAAAATATGGGCAATTCCGCTCTCGCTGGACTGAGAAAGAATGCCGACGAGCTTTCCGCGAAAATCATCAATGGCACTGCGACCGCAGCTGACTATTCGCAGTTCAACGAAACCGTCAAAAAGATGGCTACGGTAGATACTCACACGTCTGAACAGGAATCCTTGAATCGTGCATTTGCAAACATCACTAACGGTAGCATTGATTTTGAAGACGCAAATCAGGTAAAGCAGGCGATAGAAGACATAACCAGTTCAGCCAGCACAGCATATTCAACGATTCAGTCCGCGTGGGACAAGCAGGCTGCTGACCTCAAAAACTGGAAAGATACTCTGATTAACTGGGGTGTTGACATTGAATATGACGAGAAATTCGGCACCGGTGCGTTCGAAAAGCTGTTTTCAGACCAGTCAAAGCTGATTGACGAGGGGTACAAGAAAGAACTCGAAAAAATCGACCTCATGAAAGGGGCTGGTGTCGGCGCGGCGTGGAATCAGGCTGATGAAAAAGTGAGAGCAACATTCGAAGCACAAATTCCTAGCTTTCAAGATTATGCATTGGCTTCCAACCCCTTACTAGCGGATGATGTTATACAGTATTTTTCGCCAGAATACAGGAGTGATTTGGCATATAAAAGCAAGAATGCCAATCGTGAAAGCAGAATTGAAGACCTTAAAAACAACGGTCAGTTCAAAGATGTGTATGACGCGCTGAAAGCCGCTGAGCTTGACGAAAGCAATGAGAATTATTATAAGGAAATAGGCGGCTATATCGTTGAGGGAACCAGCAACGGCGTTATCACTGGGTCTGAAACACTGGAAGCTGCGCTCAGCACTCTTGCAGCAAACGGAATGGAAGCGTTCAAGGACAAGCTGAAAATCCATTCCCCGTCCCTTGTTTTCGAGGAACTCGGCGGATATATTACTGAAGGTCTGGCTCAGGGTATAGAAGACGGCGAATCTGACGTTGATACAGCTATAAAGAATGTTGCCGCAGGAATGGCTTCCAGCATGGCTTCCGGTGCAAAGCCCGGCTATGCATGGGAGGGTGCAAAGGAATCATATAGCAGCAGCCGGAGTTTTGAAGATGTCACATTCACGACCGGGGACACTTACATCACGTTCGAACTTGACGGCGAAGAAATTGAAAGTGCTTCTCAGAAAGTTCAGGGCAGAAGATTTGCTATGTCAAATGGCAGATAACGCTTGACAAAACCCCTCTTTTGTGTTACAATTTGACGCAAGGAGGGGTTGTTTCAATGAAAAAAACAATTTTCGCATTATGTGTATGCACATGTGTGTTGCTTTCGGGGTGCTCTGGGGTTTCGCAAGAGGAATACAATTCGCTTAAAGAACAAAATTCTGATTTAAATTCTCACATAATTGAATTAGAATTGGAAAACAGGCGTTTAGAAAGTGACAATGCTGATTTGCAAGCTGAGAATGGCGACCTTAAAAGTTGGAAATATTATTATGAACATAATGACAAAACGGAGGAAGCCGCACAAGATACAGCGGAAGCCGCCCCGTCTGTGGTTTACGAAGATGAGTTCATATCGTTAAGCTATTGTGGGATAGGAACAGGAGCAAGTTTTCCTTTTGCCGACAAACAATGCATTATTTTTGAGGTTGACAACAAAACTGAAACCACATTTGAGTTTTCCTCTATATCGCTCGCGCTTGATGGGCAAGACATAGGCTATGCTACATGTTATAGTAAAATAACAGCCAAGAGTAATGGCAAAATTTATGTGGTAGCTGACGAACAGTCAAATATTATCGGTAAACACCCTAAAGAAATATCTGGATCCATGGCTGTCAAAGACTTGTTAGACATGGACATTTTCGGAAAAAATGAATGGTGGCATATAATATCATTTTCTGAAATAGCACTTTAGCTATTCACCCCGCCCTGCACAAAAACGCAGGGCGGTTTTTGCATAAATCTACTGCAAACTGCTGCAAACACGGAACAAATCATTCAAGTGATGTTGCAAAGGACAAAAATACGTGCTATAATGTAGGTGAAAGGAGATGATTGTATGTACAAGGTTAGCGAAATTGCAAAATGGTTTTTAGCAAGAAACAAAGTAGACTATGAATCTGGCTGCACCGATGAACTTATCACTAATCTGAAACTGCAAAAACTTCTGTATTATGCACAGGGCTGTTTTCTGGGTCTCACCGGAGAGCCTCTGTTCAGTGAGGAAATGGAAGCCTGGGAACACGGACCTGTTGTCCCTGAAATATACCACAAATACAAGGCATATGGCAAAAACGGGATTGAATTTAATGAACTGTACAACGAGAAATCCATTGACAGCAATACCAGAGAAATACTTGAATCTGTATACCTTGAATTCGGGCAGTACTCGGCGTGGAAGCTCCGCAATATGACCCATGAGGAGGATCCGTGGAAAGGAACGCCTAAAAACCACTCCATTTCTAAGAAAGCTATCAAGGATTATTTTGTATCGCATTACATTGAACAATAATGGCAAGAATAAAAAAGACATCTTCAACTCCGCTGATATCCACAAGCAAGCTATCCAGTGACAGGACAGTTGCTTTTTCGTTTAAACACCTTACTTCCCGGAAAGAATACAATTTTGAAGGTCTTGATAAAGGAAAGAAACGCGAATGGCATTCCGCATTAGTTGATAGAATCATGCAGATTTCAAAAGAGCCCTGGCTGACATGGCTCAACACGCCAAAGGAAACCGGAATTGAAACAATACGCGCCAGCCAATTGAACTTTTCGCCAAGCGGCTATGAGTTTTCGCCTGATGAAAAAGTGTTTATTTTTAGGTTTAATTCACAATCTGGGCGTATCATAGGAATAAAGGAACGCGAAAGCCCAGTATATTTTGTTATTGGCTTTGATATGGATTTCAGCGCTTATGACCATGGATAATTCAGCACCTTGCACAACGCAGGGTGCTTTTTTCTATGCAAAACATCAAAAATCACTTTGGTTACTTTTGTAACCGACCAAACAAGGAACTGCTTCGTTCAATCCGCACCTACTGCGAGATTCTCAACGAGAGCAAAATTGCGCTGGTTGATTTCTTCGTAAGTGCAGAGTACAAAGACAGCAAGGGGGAAACTCGCCCCTGCTACCTCATCACCAAGAAAGGCTGCGACATGATAGCAAACAAGCTCACCGGAAAGAAAGGCGTGCTGTTCACTGCGGCGTATGTTTCGGCGTTTGAGCAGATGAAACAGCAGATAGAAAACCACAGTGCGGCGCAGATTTATTCCACAAAGGCTACATCTGCCGGAGAAGTGGCAAGCCTTATCAGGACACTGCGCACGGTGATGAAAGACCAGAAAAGCCACCCGGCAAAAATCGCTGAAATGGCAGAGGACGTTTGCCATCAGTTCGGCGTGGCGCTCCCTACAAATTTTGTGGAGACCAGCCAGTGGGAGCAGTTAAGCCTTGACCCCGCTATATAAAAGAATACAGTTACAAAGTCGCGAATCCATGCTATAATGGATAGAGAGCCACAGAGCCGTTTGTCGAAATGACAGGCGGCTTTTTCTGTTTGCCGCCGTTGACATAGTGGAATCAAGGCGGTGAAACATGGCTGATATAGAGAAATTATCATGGCTTAAAATAAACGGCGTTGAAGCGCCTACCCCGCGCGAATGGACGGTAGTAGACAGCGATTTCGACAGCGACGACAGTGTGCGCGACGAGACCGCACACCTGCACAGAACGGTTATACGCCGCAAACATCATGCGCCAAAATATAAATGGCGGCTGAAAGCAAAAGACCTGTCAAAGCTTCTGAACATGATAGACGACACAACACTTGAGGTAACATACTACGACCTGCTCACAAGAAAGCAGATAACGTTCACCGGATATCCGCAGGCAACAACACAGCCCAAGCTTGTCTTGCAGCGGAGCACTTACGATGAATGTATCTTTGACTTCGAGTGCAGCTTCATTGAGTATTAAGGAGGGCAAATGTATCCGGTTTCTGAAAAGTACATAGAAGCAATACGCGCCCCCGTCCGTGAAGACCGTATCACCGGCGGCATAAGGCTGAAAGATGGAACCATAATCCCTGTTGACGACAGTATAATCGTGCAGAAGTCCCTGACCGTCACACGTAAAGTGAGCAGTTCCTCCAAGTTCGACATCGGCACGGTGAACTCTGCGGAAATGCGGATAAAAATACGTGATCCCAAGGCATACGATCATGATTTCGGCGGAGCGGTTATCAGTCTTAAATACGGCATTGTTACCGCTGCTGCGGACGACGGATCCGGAACATGGGAAGACGTCCCGCTGCCGCCGTTCTATGTTGACGGCGGAGAAGCAGCCCGAAAGCAGAACATGGTGAGCCTTATCGCGCACGACACTCTCAGCAGACTTGCCGTTGACAAAGGGTCGCCGCCAACGACCAGCTTTTACGCGGCACTCACATATTTCTGCAACCGCTGTAATGTCGGCGTGGCAATTTCGGAAAGCGACTTCAACGCACTCCCCAATGCGGATATCACGCCCGATTTTTCAGCGGAAAGCATTCAGTCCTGCTGGGACGGCGTGATGTGGATAGCACAGACCGTGAATTGCTGTGCGTTTGCCGATTATCGCGGGCTGGTTCAGTTAAAGCAGTACAAATACGAGGGCGGCGATAATTATGACCGCCTTATAACCGGCAAAGAGCGCACCACTATAGAATATAGCGACACACGCACTTACCTTGCATATCTGCAATCGTATGAGGGCGAAAATGTGAAGCTGTACAGCAGGGTCAAAACCTGGACTGGAACTGACGCCCCGCATATCAAGGAAGGCGCTTTGAACTTGCCGAAAAACCCTGTCGTGCAGTCGCTTTCCGCCGAACAGCAGGCGGCGATAAATCAAAGCTATCTTAACAATCGCAGCTACCCTACTCGCTATGTCAAGGCAAGCGGCGTTCCAGACCCGGCAATAGAGCCGCTAGACGTATTGGCATTTTCCGGAGGAACTATCGACATCGGGCAGATAATCAGCGTGGCTACACAGGTAACGTGGAAGTACCGCAATGGAGGAACGATATATTGTGCGAATGCTGATGAATACTCCGATGCCGCGGACGGAACCAGCGCAATAGCTACGCTTTCGCTGGAAAGCGATGTCGCGGAACAATCCGATGAAGCGCCCGTTATGCGTACGCAGCCCAAATCCCAGACAGAAAAGCAGATAGACGAGCTGAGGAAGCAGCTCAGCCAGTCAGGAGGAACTGCTGAAAAGCTTGTGTCCCCGACCCAAACCTCGTATGCCACGGTGCAGGACGGACAAGGGTTGTGTATGTTTCAGAACGGCGAATGGTGGGCGTTTCTTCAGCGCGCTAGTAATGGCTTTATGCTGAGCGGGACTAACGCGTCGCATCTGACTATTTCATCAGACTACCCCAAGCAGCTTGTAGAGCTTAGTTCCGGCAGCAACATGATTATTCTCAATAACCACGATGAAAAAGGCATAACGATTGAGGTGGATAATACTACACGACTGTGGGTCTACCAAGGGGGCAAGTTTTATCTTAGACCATCCGGACTTTCTTTCGTTAACAGCAAAAACATTACGTATAGATTTGAAGCAACAAACGAAGGATGGGCTATATACAGCACGACCGATGATACAGGCAGAAAGCTTGAGGCAAAGTCAGACGGTTTGTATTTCAACGGCAAAAAGGTACTTTTGGAGGGATAAATCATGACATCAAAAACAATCACGCTCGCAGGCGCGGAAATCAGGGCGGATTACTCAGGCGGGACGAACGCCTGGCTCAGGAACGACGGCACTACTACGGTGTACGCGTCCACTGCTCCGGGAGTTACGGCAGGGGCTGACGGTGTAGTCAGCATTCCGGCGGGACAGGCTGCGGCAATTTACGGAGCCTGCGGCTCTGTGTATCTGCTCGGCGCCGGCTCGGTTCAGCTTGTAGGCTCGGACTACACCGCATGCCCTTTTAAGACGTCAGCACAGGGCGGCTCGGGTGCTGACAGCGTAGCCAGAGC